TGACAAGGTATTCCCAGTAATTCCTGTCGATAAGAAGAGCGATAAATACTTCACTTACACCAAGAACGATTGGTTCCGCGATGAGGCTCAACGCCGTGCGCCTGGAACTGAATCTGCTGGTGGAGGTTACAATCTTTCAACTGGAACTTACTCAGCAGATGTTTGGGCGTTCCATAAAGATGTAGATGACCAAACAGTTGCTAACGCAGACGCTCCTCTAAATCCTCTTCGTGAGGCAACAGAGTTCGTTACTCGCCGTTTGCTTCTTCGCCGTGAACTTCAATGGGTCTCAGACTTCTTTGGAACTGGCGTATGGGCTGACGATGTAACTGGCGTTGCTGGCGCACCATCTTCAGGTGAGACAAAGCAATGGTCTGATTACACTTCATCTGACCCAATCTCAGACATTGAGAATGGTAAGGCTGAAATCTTGTCTAACACAGGAATGGAAGCGAACACTTTGGTTCTTGGATACGATGTATTCAAGTCACTAAAGAATCACCCTGACCTTGTAGACCGCATCAAGTACACATCTTCACAGACAATCACAACCGATATGTTGGCGGCTATGTTCGACATTCCTCGCGTTATGGTTGCTAAGGCAGTCAAGGCTACAAACAACGAAGGCGCATCTGAAGCATACGGATTCGCTCACGGCAAGAAGGCTCTTCTTTGCCATGTTGCTCCTCAGCCTGGGCTACTAACCCCTTCCGCTGGATACACATTCGCATGGACTGGCGTATCAGGCGGACTCGGCGCAACAATCGGAACTTCACAGTTCCGTATGGAATCCATCAAGTCAGACCGTGTTGAAGCAGAAATGGCTTTCGATAACAAAGTCATCTCTTCTGACCTCGGCTACTTTTGGAACACAATCGTCGCTTAGTTCAAACAAAGAAGGGGGTGAGACTTTTGAAGGTCTCACTCCCTTCCTTTATTTAGGAGAAATCAATGGCATTAGTAAACAGACTTTCCAAGGGCGAAGTAGCAGTCGGAGCATTACAGGTTGGCGACAACGATATGGTTTACGGTATCGAATTCGGAACTGTATCTATCGACCCTGCTAACCTCAACGCAACAACCCGTGGTGCTACAACTTTCACACTAACTGGTGCGGCAACAACCGACATCATCATTGTGAACCCACCATCGGATTTGAACGATGATTTGATTTTCTGTGGAGCGGCTGTAACAGCGGCGGATACAGTAACAATCTATCTTTACAATCCAACCGCAGGGGCAATCAACCAAGCGGCGGCAACATTCTCATATTGCTGGATTGACACAACTGAGTAATATGAAAGCACAAATTCTAAAATCAATGATTGTTGATGGTCGCAAACTTGTGGCTGGAGACATCGTAGAGGTCAAGGGTTGGCGCCACGCTAAGTCGTTGGCTAACAACCGCTACATAAAATTGATTGAAGATGATGCTCCAAAAGCAGTAGAAGAAGTAGCCGAAGAACCAAAACCAAAGGCTACAAAGAAAGTAAAAAAAGACGCTGAATAGTGCGAAGGGCGATTCGGTAAAATGAGTCGCCCTTTCTTTCTTAGGAGTTTATATGGCTGTATCACACCAAAGAGTTTCAGTAGGAACCACCGCTACTAAACTTACTTCCGATTATGATGGCAAAGACGGTCAGACCATCAATGTCCAAAATCCTTCAGGTGGCGTAGATGTTTACCTTGGCGGAGAAGGCGTAACTACAACCAGTTATGGATTCTTGCTAGGTGCTGGTATCTCTTTTAGCATTGAACTACAAGACGACGAAAAACTATATGGCGTTGTCGCAAGCGGAACACAAACTGTAAATATCATTCGTCAAGGTACTTGATAAATGGCTTTACCAGCATCGCTTTCGACCTGTACCGTTGTTGGAACCTATGTTGATTTGATTGGTAATCCAGTTCGAGGTTCAATCAACTTTACCCCTCAGACAATCCTCAAAGAGACAACAGCGAATGTAATTATTATTCCAGTTGTAATTCAAAAGACTTTTGATGCGACTGGTTCATTCTCTGTGACCTTGCCTGTCACAAGCGATACTGATGTAACACCTCAACCTTTTATTTATACAATCGAAGAAAACTTTACGGGTGGCAGAACAATCGAAATTGCTCTGCCTCTATCAGTCGCAGGAACTACTCAAAACCTCGCAGACTTGCTTCCAGCGCTTTCTTCAGTAGACGCCGCATCTTATGTATCGGTAGACGCTTATCAGGCTCTATTAGCCCGATATAACGACGCTGAGAATATCCGTGTCTTAGTTGTTGATGCGGATGAATATGTCGATGATGCTCAAACTTATGCGACAGATGCCTCTAAAGCGGCGGGTGCTTTGAGCAACTATAATTCAAATCAATTTATGTTGATGGGGGTCTAACATGGCAGAACCGTATGTACCCATAGCCAGTTACAACACTTACAACTCTTTATTGACCGAACTTGAGGTCAGCACAGATTATGCGGAAACAAACGCAGATGATTTAGATACTGCCGTTGATAATACGCTTACCCACAAACAAACAGCGGAAAACGCTGTGGCTTCAAAGTTTGATTTATTCTTTTTGGTGGGATGCTAAATGGCGCTCGCACCTAGCCTAACCACGGTTCAAATTACTGGTAATTATGTAGATTTTGAAGGCAATGCTATTCAAGGTCAGGTGCGATTTACCCTTGGCGATGTTCTTCGTAACGGTACAGATGACCAAATGGTTGCTCCCTCTAGCGTGGTCGTAGCGCTATCGGCAGGTGCTTTCAGCGTGACTTTACCCGCTACAAACGACCCTGATGTTGTCCCTGTAAATTTCACCTACACGGTTGAGGAATCATTTCCTGGGGGTAGAACTTACACAATATCGGTGCCGTATGACACCGTTGGTTCATTGGATTTGGCTGACCTTAGCCCTACTCCAACCCTTAGCGATACATTCACTCAGGCTATTGACCAAACAAGTTGGTCTGCGCTTGAAGATGATATTGATGCTCTCGATGTTGAAATCAATCAGACAACAGACAAAATTCTTGCTTCAGGAAAGTATTGGTACATAGGTTCTTCATACGCTACCTACACAGCGCTTGATACAGCCTTTGCTACCTATACCGCTTTGACCGCTGGAACTTATAGTTTGGATGGCGATGATATTTCTGCTTTCGTAACTTCAGCAGAGGCTTATGAAGCGTCAGCCCAAGCGAGCGCCACAACAGCCACAAATACCGCGACTGGTACAATCAGTCCATTACTTCTAATCGGAGGATAACCGTATGGCAACTACTTACAAGGTATTGGGGCAATCCAATCCTTCAGCCACGACGCTCACAACTCTGTATACCTGCCCTGCTTCAACACAAACGGTTATCTCAACCATCACAATCTGTAATCAAGCGGGAACTTCAGGAACATACAGAATCGCTGTGCGTCCAAATGGAGCCACAGTTGCTCCTGAACACTATCTAGTTTATGACGCCAGTATTCAAGCCAATACCACCGCGGCTTACACACTTGGTATCACTATCGATGCGTCAGATGTAGTTTCTGTCTACGCATCATCTACATCAATTTCGTTCAATGCGTTCGGAAGTGAGATAGCGTAATATGGCAATAACCACCAACGGAGGTGCTGGCGTAACCGCTGATGCGGTAGCCACCCTCAGCAACAAAACACTCGAAGCACCAGTAATCAACAACGCAACATTTACTGGCGCTCAGGCTGGTCTTGAAATCAAGTTTGGTAACAACATTGTTCTTGAAGGAACAACAGCCGATGCTTTTGAAACAACCGTTACCGCTGGCGACCCAACCGCTGACCGTACAATCACTCTTCCTGATGTAACAGGAACGGTTGTAACGACTGGCAATCTTACGGCGATTACCACTCTCACAAGCCCAACAATTACTGGCGCCATATTCAATGACGGTTCAGTAGTTTTTGAAGGCGCTACAGCCGATGCTTTTGAAACAACTTTAGCGGTAACAGACCCAACAGCAGATAGAACAATTACTTTTCCTGATGTAACAGGAACAGTAGTTACCACGGGTAACTTATCAGCAATTACAACTTTGACTAGCCCAACAATTACTTCTCCAACAATTACTGGAGCAGTATTCAATGATGGCTCGGTAGTTTTTGAAGGTGCCACAGCCGATGCTTTTGAAACAACTTTGGCTATTACAGACCCAACCGCTGACCGCACAATTACTCTTCCTGACGCAACAGGTCAAGTAGTTCTACGCGATACAACAGATACGCTTACAAATAAAACTTTGACTTCACCAGTTATCTCTACGATTGTCAATACTGGAACCCTAACTCTACCAACAACAACTGGAACAGTTGCTCTAACTTCTGACATTACGGTTACAGCATCTTCAACAACCACCCTTAGTAATAAAACTATTGCTCTTGGTTCTAATACAGT